GAATCCTTACCCTCTGCGACATACATGGTTCCGAACCGACGCCCAGCACCGCCTTGCGGGTAGACAACCATATTAGTCAGCTTCTTCAGGGAGTTACGATAGCTCTCTATATCCACTCGGCCAAAAAGTCGGGGACTTATCTGGCCTCCAGTGAAGTTAGTCTGTATTGCATTTACGCGGGCCATCAGCCACTCGTCCACTTCCTCCAGTCGGAGGAAAAGTCGGTGCCAAATCTAACCGCAGAAAAATGATCTGAATTAATGTCAGGAGGCGCGCCCTCTTGCCCGTCCATCATGCGGCCCTCCCTCAATGTAATCCGAAATGTCTGTAGAAGATCCGTCTGCTTCTGAACTGATCCAGTAATACGATAAGCTATGGTGTGCGCCAGCTTCAAAGCAATCACATCAATAAGAAGCGGGTCCATCTCACCAACATCAGCTATGCGACTGATATATCTGATATTTACCGTACTCTGATCTGCCATTATGAGACGGCCTTCGACCGTCCATTCCCTGTCATCCAGATTCTCCACCTCAAGAATCCGTAGGCAATACGGATCGGTGGGTAATGTAAATTGATAAGACCACTCCCAGGCAGGGGAGTCGGTCAATGCAGCTAAACTAGCCCTGACTATGGACGAGTTCCATGGATGCATACGGAGCACTTGATCCCGACAATCCGCGTAGTGAGCATTACAGGCTCTGGCTCTATCGGTATTATCAGTAAGGGCAGTTATTGAACTGTCGCCAAGATACGTCAGTGCAAGATTGCAAATAGCCACTTCCGAGGCCGCCATTCAGACTCTCCTTTAACAGAAGGCGTGGGGACAGGACTGCTGGCCTGCCCCCACTCTCCGACTGCACCGAATTAACAGTGCCTGCATTACCGTCTTTCGACAGTAATTATCTAGTCAACAACGTAGAGTATCTGCAATTCCACGGTTCCCGTACCTGCGGCACCACCCATGGTGACGGTTACAGGATAACCAGCGTAGTTGGCATCGATCACGCTGTTTCTGCCGAGAGCCGAAGTGGCTGCGACAGCAACAGTTGTAATCGCGGTTGACGCAGCGGCAGCAAAAAACTCATCTGCGTCCAAGACAACAGCCGTGCCAGCAGCATTGGTATAAGCTCCGTGCCCTACGGACAAGGTTGTAGAACTAGCCATCGCATCGTGAGTTAGCGTCCCTTCAAGGACTCGCGCCCCGTCAGGAAGGTTAAACATCTCAATGACATCACCGGAAGCAAGGGATGCAGCTTCGTATAATGCGTATTCAACACGAACCCTACCGCCACTTTCATTTGGCTTGATCTTCTTAGACGGCGTGGTTTGATCCCAAGACGTCTTTTGCACTGAGTAGACAGTAGCCATGATCTATCTCCCTCTACTCGTTACATGCAATTTGGACTATCTTCTCTTCCTCAACGCGAGTTGCGCCAATGGACATAGAAAGATAGACCTGAGTTGCATAGCTTTTGTCATCACGTTCCGATACACGGCTCGTCACATCATCGCCAATGGCAAGACCAATGGAAGATGGTACGAAAGCATAGGCCAGACGACTTGGTGTTGCGTCTGTGGCCAAGCGTTGCGAACGAATGAAGGTGAACCCGGCGAAATCCGAGATCTCACCTTGCGCCAAGGCTTTGACGGTATTGTAATCAGAAGATTTGACTTCAGTCGTATTAAGCAAATCACTAATTTGTTTACCGGCGCAGACAATGAACATCTGCTCACTGTCGTCAACCTCGTTAGCCCACAGGATTTCCTTAGCGGAAAGAATTTTCGCTACGGTAAGTCCCGCAGAACCATGAGCAACCTTCTGACCTGACGGGAATGTAACGGCACTAGCCGAGTCATCCTCATCAATAGCATAAGAAGAACCGCCCATGGCAGTAATGATAACGTCATCCATTTGACGACCCATAGCCTGAGAGGCGTTTTTCGCATAGCGAGATTCAGGGTCAATCATCATGCGGATTACGTCCTGCCGATCAATCAAATCAGCCCATTCGTAATCATCCATTGTAACCCGACGCCTCGAGTGAGGGGTCGAAACTAATGGGGTATCCGAATGACGGCTGGTCCGCTTTACAACGGCAGTTGCACCAATTCGCTCATAAAACCCGGATTTTCCTTTAAGGAAATCAGGATCTACGCGAACAGCACCACGCAGTCGGGAGTCCCGCTGCTGTGATAGCATGATCACATTGTTTTTGAATTGCTCTACATGAGCAACTCCAACTTGAGTGGACATAGCATCCTCCAACAAGAATTAAAAGGTTCCTGCCAAAGGTTGCCCAACTTATGTCGGACCTCAGACTTGCGCTACGTGCGCCGCCGAGCGGGTTACCGCCATATATCGGGCCTAGAAGGTTATCCGATAGTGCAAAATGCCATCACGGATGAATTAGGTCAACTCTTTATTTAGTTGGAGGAGCGCCAGCAAATTTTCTCGCGCGTTTCTCATCCAGTTTTAGCTTGTCGCGCGCATACTTCAGCTTTCTCTCGTACAGATCCCTTGCTTTTTTGTATGCAACCTGCTTTGCCGTTGCTTTAGGGGCCATCTGTCTGTCCTTTCTGAGTCTTGCTAGTAGACTTCATTAACCAGTTAAAATAACTGTCGGCAGTAGACTTAAAGTCTATTTTATGGCTAACGGATGCGCCCTCTACAGCTAGTTTAAGAGCCGCGACACGCATACTTAAACGATTGTCCGCACAGTCACTGCACGTCATTCCGATAAATCCTCAAGTTCCTGCAACATTGCAGCAACACGATCCACTTCACTATTGTGATTCGGATCTCGTCCATTCAGGTAGGCCCCCTTAGAATCGTGCCGTAGGGCCTTCAGTTCTGATTCAATTTCAGCCCGCCTATCTTTCCCACCTGATGCCGAGCGGGCTCCAGAAGTAGTATCTTCTCCCATGCGGGAGCCAATATCGGCTATTGCCTTTGCAAAGTCAGCGTTCGTCAAAGCGACCTCCATAACCTGATCACGTAAATGATCTGGGAAAAACCTATTAAGTGCAACACTAACGGATTGGGTGTGGCTGTCATAGTCACTACCCCAATCCTCTCTGAGCTTCTCGGCAGCAACCTGCTTCGCTGTCGCGGTCTGCTGTTGAGCAGTGGCAATCTGGGCCTCTGAAGTCCTGGCATACCAATCCATTAGAGTGGAAGCCTGCTTCTGGTTAAGGCCGCTGGTATGAGCCGCTGTCCGAAAGCCGTTAATCATATCATCCGGTATAGTGAAGTCCTTTGGAGCCTTCACCCCCGAGAAGTCATAGCTATCTGACTGTTCTGGCCTGCCCAACTTGGTGTAGAATTTATTCAAATCATCCTGGGTAGCCAATTCCCCGGGAACCTGAACAGAGGTTCCGAGCCTTTTCTGAGCATGAATATGGCTTTGTGCCAATTCATCGACAGACTTGAAATCTTTTATCGACCCGTGGTCCCTATTCTCAGATGAAAGTCCATCTGTCCAGCGAGACTCTGGCGCTGAACCGGACGACTCGGATGACTCGGACGATACGGAAGGCTGGGCTTCGTTAGAGGATGTTTCGACAGACTGATCACTCATCAATTAAGCTCTCCAAATCATGATTTGATCCATGTTTCCTGACCATGGTCCGTATATGCAGAAGGACTGACCGCGCTCCCTCTTTGAAGGCTGTCTCATACGGATCTCCACGAACAAAACTGCTACGTCTTTGATACTTAGAAACCAAGTTTTCAAGGATAATGCGACCTGATGCGCCGTCAAATACCCGCGCGTAGGCGCTGGCCAACTCTTTCTCTGTAACTTGTTTCAGTCTCATGCCCCTTCTTCGGCCTGCTCGGCAGACACCGCTGCTGCCTTCTGCATAGAACCTTCAGCTTCTGCCATGGTCTTCGAATCCTGCGCTCCAGCCGATTGGAACTGCTGCTGAGCCATGGCTTCAGCCTGTTGCGCCTGTGCCTGACGCTTTTGCAGAACAATACGCTCTTCTACCATTACAGCAGACGGCAAATCGTGGTGATCATGTAGCCAACGCACGGCTGCATCTCCATCAATAAGATCAAGAACTTCTGGCTTCATCTGAGCAACCATCCCAATTTCCTGTAGAAATGTCATAAATGCATTAATTTCAGACTGCTTCTGAGCACGGGATAGCGGGCCAACATAGCGTATGCTTATCTTTAGAGGATCTCCCATGGCAGCAGGCGGGGGAGGGATTGCCCCGCGACGGGCCATCGTCTTAAAGGCACGCATAATAATGGGCTCAAGCAATTCGCGCTCTAGCCTGCCAAGCGTAGGACCAAGAACACGCTGCATAAGATCGTAACGAACCTGGATCTCGGTCGCAGTCATCTCAGCAGATCCGCGATTCGGAAGCTCTAACTGATCAGCAAAGAAGGCTTGCCGAATTGTATTCCGGTATTCCCCCAGCTTGATCTGGTTGAAGTTCATGTTGGCACTGCTCTGGAATGGCCTGATAGACCGATCAACATCTCGGACAATCGTAGGCTTGCCGGGACGCATGTTAACTTTACCGATCACACCGTCATCCTCGACAAGGATCGGAGGATCAATCGTCTTGGCCCAGGCATTCAACTCAAGGCGAGTCGCCTCATTCAATACCTCAATATCAGCAAGAGCCGTATCTCCTGGCCCTCTGCCGTACATATCGCCGGTGCTCTTGCTCCAGCGCGGTACTGTGAATGGGAACTCTTGATAGCCACCTTCTCGGATAATTTCTTCCTGACCCCGATCAATCCAACACGATTTAAAGGGCATCTTGGCCGCATCTTCAGTGTACTCATCATCACTGCCGCCTGCGCGAGGCATAACCCAATGTAGAATTTCGAATTGATCAAGCGGACTTTTGTCTATAGCGGAAAGATGGTCCCTGGTCATGGAAGATTCGCCAAACTTATCCCTAATCTGACGGGCCGTCATCATATGCTTAATACATACAGAGTCTACCTGACCGTTATGGTCCTCTTCCATCAAATAAGACTGTATTGGATGGGACGTAAATACCAGACCAGCGTACTCTTCCCCAGGAGACGCAGACTCTTCTTGTACCATGCAGCCTGTGCCAAATGCAGCCAAATCAAGATAAAGTTCATGCACCTGGGAATGAAAATTAGACGAATTCAG